GCTCTTGAAGAACTCATACTTCATAAAATGGTCATTCTGAAAAATGTGGATACTGAGAAATACGGACGACTATTAGCCGATGTTTATTTGCAAGACTTACATTTAAATCAATATATGTTGGATAATAAATATGCAGTGCCTTATGATGGTGGTACTAAAAAATGCCCAGAGTCTTGGGCCAAATTTATGAATGAATAACCAAATCTACTTTTACACCTTTTTTCATTTAAAACGCTTATTTTTTTGTAAATAAATATAAAGATTTTTATTTATCTATAGTAATTATATGAAAATTTTATATAGTGGAATAGGTTCTAATGAAAGTGGTGAACACACCGAAAAAGAATTTTTGAACATTATGAGAAAAGAATTCACTCAAAAAACTTGGAGATTTGAACTAAAAGAAATCCCAAGAGAAAATCATTATCAACTTAGATTCAAAGATTGGATTTTACCAGACGACTTTATATTTTTTACATTATCAGATTGGATAGAATATTCAGGCGCCGAAATCGGCGTTTGAAATGAGAAAAGGTGTAAAAAAAGTAGAGCAAAATACACCTTTTTCCACCTTTAGGAAAGGTGGAGCCAAAGGCATCAAATAAAAAAGGTGGAGCCAAAGGCATCAAATAAAAAAGGTGGAGTCAAAGGCATCTAAGGAAAAAAGTGTAGCCAAAAAAAGGACTCAGATTTGGCTCCACCTTTTCTATTTGATGTCTTTGGCTCCACCTTTTCTAAAGGTGGAAAAGGTGGAACTAAATATCATAAGCCGATTGAAATGCCAAACAAAAACTATAATCCATGTTGTTCAGCTCTACTATACGCCCGTATTCATCCAGCAATTGTATATTCATTTTTTGTATATCCACAGGACCATAATACTGTCTTGGAGTTGTCAATACCAACAAATTATTCTCGCTATAAACCCCATAGAATCCATTCCCGAGAGAAATTCGCGCCAATATATTTTTATTCAATACAGATGAAGTAAATGCGCTGAAAAAATTATTTTGAACATTATTATTGAAATCATCTACTACTAAATATAAGTATCGCGGTCCAAATAAATCAACCACCCCCTCCGACACATATGTCGTGCTCCCAGTATAAATAGCATTTCGGTATCCCATGATCCATCCCATCTTTAAGGGTAATACGGTCCCGTAATCCAGATTCCCAGCACGGTCTGATACAAAGTCCAATTGAAATGCTATTGTTCCAGTCGTTGGCCCAACACACATTTGCGCACTTCCAGTATTTCCTGTAACACTGTCCCCGACAAAATTAATGACAAAAACAAGATTTTTCAAAGGATTCCCCACAGGTAGCAATCCAACATAATTATTCAAAAAATCCGGCAATGTCTTTGTTGTATAATTTCCATCAGGTAATTCAACAAAAACATCATTTGTACTCGGAGGAGATGTACGTAACCAGAAAAAATTATTGCCTAATTGTTTTGAAATATTATAAAACGTTTTCGGAATTTCAATAGAAGTGAGTTGCATTGTTAGAACAGAGTTAAATTTTACCGGCAAATTCAAATGAAAATTGGTGGACAATGATCCATAATAGTTCTCTCTAAAGCGCGTGTCAATATTTACATATTGACGATTTACCTTTTTCTTTAGAGGATTGATGGTTCCTGGAAAGAATTCGCTTGGATAAGAAGACAAATACGGCTTCTTGGCTCTCTCTTGAACAAAACTTGCACCTCCTTCATTCCGCACTACAGTGGATTTAAGATCGTAGCTGGAATTATAGAAATCAGTCAGACTCTTCTCTATTTTTGTTGTGCTCAATATGATGCCCTTTGCCTTTTTCAAAAAATCCACAATTTTTTCCTTCATTTCATTTGATACATTTGGTTTTGAAAACACGGCATTTATCAAACCATCTTGTTTGATTTCCACAATTGAAGAATCATATGTTTCTGGCAGACCAAACATATTCTTTAATTCTTCCTTTGTATAATTTTCAATATTTAGATCAAAGCTCATATATATTTTCAAGTATATTTATTTTTTATACCTTTCAACGTTGGAAATGGCCTCCTAAATGTAAAACAATGAATACATTTTACCCTATATGAATTATCAGAATAAACTTTTGGCTAATCTAAATCTCGTTAAAAAAACATAAGAAAAATCACCTCTTTTTTTATTAATGAAAAACACTATATGCAAATATATGATTCAAAAGTTATTTCCTAAAAATATTGTGTTTAATAATTATTCTGAATTACCAGAAAATACAGTAAACATTGTTGTAAAAGATAATAGATTTTACAGTGAAGTATTGTTAAACGGTTCAATGGGTTTAGGTGAAAGTTATATGAAAAATTACTGGGATTCTGATAAAATTCCTCTTTTTATAGAATCTATTTTAAAATCAGATACAATAAGAAAAATATATATTTCTCAAAAAAAAATATCCACATTCTCATTTAACAAAATTGATTTCAATAGTTTAGAAAAAAGCGAAACTGTTGTTAAATCCCACTATGAAGCATCAAACGCTTTATACGTTGACATGTTAGGACCAACCATGTCATACACATGCGCTTATTGGGATAAAGGAGCAACGACATTGGATGATGCTCAAAATGATAAATTGGATATGATTTGCAGAAAGCTTCATTTGAAAGAAACTGATACATTACTGGATATCGGATGTGGCTGGGGATCTCTCGTTATCTATGCTGCAAAAAAATATAAATGTAAGGTGGTTGGGGTAAATCTTTCTTCTCAACATATTTCATTTGCTTCAGAATGGGCAAAAAGAGAAAATTTGGAAGATAGGGTGCGCTTTATTAATTGTGATTACAGAAATATACAAGAGTATACTTTTGAAAAATATGATAAAATAGTATCTGTGGGGTTTTTTGAACACGTTGGTAAAAAATACATGCATGAATATTTTAACATTGTTAAAAATGTTTTGAAACATGATGGTATAAGTGTTTTACACACGATTACAACAAGTGATCGGTCTGATGCCCCAACAGATAAATTTATAGATAAATATATTTTTCCGGGAGGATATCTCCATCACATGGATAATATTATGTCTGAAATATCACGGCAAAGATTAACCCTTTTGCACGTCCACGAGTTTGGACTCAGTTACGCAAAAACACTCATTGAATGGAATAAAAATTGTCAAAAATCGGATGTTTTTAAATCTCAGTCGCGAGAATTTCAGAATATGTGGACATATTATTTATTATCATGTGCAGGAGCATTTTTATCGCGCAATATATTTCTTCATCAAATTGTTTTTTCTAAAAAAAGTATGGAATATACTTATGTGTGAAAAGGTCTGCAAATTGATTCCATGGTTTCATCCTTTACGTCAATGTATTTTTTCTCTCTACAATTATCAATTGTATCATGGATGTGCAATTCAACATCATTATCAAACCAATTAAAAACGATCAATGGCTCTCCTTTCTCTGTTCCTATATTTTTTTTGTATTTCAATGTGATTGGAAGAATAGAAAAATCTTTTTCGCAACATAATTCAAATATTCCATTTTTAAAATCCTTGGGTATCCCATCTTTTCTTGAGGTTCCCTCGGGAAAAATTAAAATAGAGTTGTCGTCGTCTAATGTATTTGTAATTATATTTCTAATCTGCGATCCACTATCTTTGTCAGATCTTTTATATGGAATAAATGCAGACGATTTAAGATAAGAATCTTTAATGAGAGAAAATATGTAAGATAACATATTTTGGTCTTGAACATCTCCGACAATATCATCTTTTACAATGGTAAATAACATGTGTTCGCTATTATAATCATAAAATAAATCAAAAAGTGGAAAAAAATCCATTCCGTCATAATGATTGCACATAATGACTAAATTATCTGTTGCCAAATTATCTACATTTCCAAGAAGTTTTATATTGAATCCAAAAAGAAAAATGACAATCTTGTTCATTCTGTAATAGATAATTTTACTTAGCCAAATAGGAAATAAATGGTATTGGACTACATTTGTAAATATAAATAGCAAGATAAATGTCAATCTGACATACAAAAATAAACTATACAGCATTCTAATACCTAATATAGTATTTTATAGTATTTTTTCATAAATAAACCGAACTATTGTATTGTAAGTTTGAAATAAATTATTTTAACATTGAAATAATTTATGGGTGCAAGTTTTTCCGACTTTTTTGATGATGAGGAAGAAGATTTAGAGAGACAGGAACATAAGACAAGAAAAGAAGTCAATTTTGATGACTCTGAAGACCATTCAGAAGAAGTTTTAGAAAAGAAGGTGCGATCCAGGTCTCCTCCTCCACCGCTAAACTCACTTATTCAGACAAAGGTAAAAACACGCAAACGCAGGCAAAGACAACAGAAAGCAAAGACGGCGGTTTACCGAAAGTGGTGACCAAACAACTTTTTACACCTTTCCCGATGTTTTGGCTCCAACTCTACTTTTCAAAAAAGTAGAGCAAAATACACCTTTTCCGGTGTTTTGGCTCCACCTTTCCCAAAGGTGGAAAAAGGTGGTTTTAGAGCCGCTTCCTCTGGCCTAAATACCCCGCTGCAGTACGTCCAACCGCGCCATATCCACTATGAGGTTTATAGATGAAATTTTTGCTATATGTATAACACAATGTATTATTGCAATTGTTATACGTTTTATTGTAATCCAAATTTGTAGTTGCAAACACGGAGAGAAAATAACCAGAACGATGATTCAAGTTTGAAGGAAATGACGCCGGATTTGAACTCATAGTATAATATAATACGCGATTATCTTTTTACATAGCGTTATCCACCGAGAACCCAGGATAAATTTACGGTTTTTTTATAAAGGTAAACTGTTATGAAATATGGTAAAGATTTATTCTTCCCGAAGGGCTGGAGGGCTAAGGAATCCCGCGTTGCGGGATTCTGAAAAGAGGGGCTGGAAATCCGAAGGATTTCTGAAGACCTGGGTTCCCCGCTATTTTTACATAATGCTTATTATACCCCAGAAAGAACACACAAACACACTCATCATAAACAACATTACAACGCAGTCTGATATAGACGCCGGAGCAGGTTTTTCATATATACACTTGTTGCGATAAAAGTGCCACAAATCGTTCATATACGACCCGTCATAAAAGGTAGGTTGAAGAGATGACGTGTTTTCATCCAATGAGAATTTATAGAGAGCATAATTGCATTTTTTTACAAACTCTCTTATATTAACTTTTTCTTGCATTCTCCTTCTTTCTCTACGAGCGCGAGAAGAATGAATTACTCTGTACCCATCTACACCCAAACATAAAAGGACCAACACCAAGAACAAGAATTCAACGATTCTCATATTAAAAGTTTTTACAAACGACTCACGTTTGTAAAAGCATTTCAATTTTTTATCATTCATTCATTCATTTCACTTCATATTTGGAGTATCTATATTTCTTCAAAAAACTGGAATCATGTACATTAGATAAAAGTCTATAAGGATGTGAAAACGCTGTATCAAATTCTTCTATGCATTTTTTCTGAAAATCTCGCTGGTCAATCGCCTTCCACAATTCCATAGATTTCCATATATGTATAATTGTAATCTCACCTGGATTATTATCATTTAACCATACCTCTTTCGTCAAAAAGGGAAAATGTGCAATGTCATTGTTTACAGATTCTCTCAATGTCCATACATCATAATCAGCTTTTATAAATTCATCTACAAACTCTGGCTTGGTATAGAATTGAAGAATTTCCACAGGCAAATGTTCCCCCTCTACATAACTCGCACCAAGAGTACCTTCTTTAAATGTCAACGTATACTCAACATTATCTCTCACATTCGTATCTTTTACAGACACTTCTTTTGTCCAATTTATGTTATAGACAGACAAATCCACAACAGTGTCGCATTCAAAATCCGCGTCAACCATAGTCGCGTAAATTTTGTCACATGACGCATGAGCTAATGCATCTTCGTATATTTTTTTCCCACCAAGAACCCAGACATCCGAATGAGTGTTATAACCAGCAATTGCTTGTTCAAATGTGTCAAAATAGAATACATAATCCCTCGTGTTTTCCAAAGTTAACTTTTCAGAATCTCTTGCAACAACATAAATCAGTTCACTACAAATATTTCTTTTCAAGAAATCCAGAAAAGATTTGTATCCCATAATTAAAATATTTTTTGTCACAGTTGGAAAAGACGAATTTGTTGTTATTTTGCGAACAAAATAATCCGTGTCTTTCACAAAATTCCATGGTAACAAATTATTATTTCCGATTCCACCGTGTTTATCGGATGCCAGTATTACACTAAATTTTTTCATATACCTATAAAAATATTATTTTACCAAAATCTTAAGAAAAAGTGGATAGTTTCACGACAAACTCTGTTACTTGGTCCAATGATATGACATTATTAACAAATAAAATATAAGAGATTCTAAACATTTTTTTCTTCAGTTCATAATCTATTTTTCTCTCTTCTAAAAACTTGCGATAATAATACATTGGTTTAGTTAATGTCGTTGATACATAAATGCATTCAAATACGTCCAAATCGCGTACATCTTTCTGAAATAGTTTCTTGGCTATTTTTTTTATGCCGAAATAATCAACATCTCCGCATTTATAGTCAATGTAAAGTAAAATATTTACATAATACTCAAAAATTAAATCTTTTGAATATACCCAATAAAACACACAGGTTAATAATTGTTCAACTATTTTACGAAAAATAAGATATATTTTGGTACCCCTTTTTTCAAAAAATAAATTTTTAATCAGTTGTTGAAATATACCAGACCCAAAATACTTTACACGTAACATGCAGGCAATATAATCTTTTAACTTATGCGGATATCCATTATGTTTTTCGTATCCAGCGTCTTCGCTATATATAATAGCTTTTTTTAACACAATGGGAATATGTTCGTAATATACATAATCACTATGCAAATTTTGTTTAATTTTTTGAGTAAATACTTTTTCAATTGCAATAAATAATTGAAATTTTATATACAGGATACAGCCAACAAATAAATGATAGATCCATAAAAAACTTACTGAATGATTCCCTTTTATATTTTTTATATCTTGAACGATGGTAAAATCTATCTGGTTTTCAGAAAGAATATTTTGTTCTACTTTTTTTAAAAGAATATTTTTAGTAAAAACGTTTTCCCGGATCACATTATTGACATACAATGCATTATGATACTGGTGGTCAAATTTTGAAAACGGATAAGGAACAAGTTGAAATGGTATTCCAAAATGTAACAGTTCGTTAATAGAATTTATCCCAGCGCTTGTAATAACACAATCCGCAATAGAGTACATTTTATAAACATTGTCAATAAACGGATAAATAGTTACATTCTTTGTATCAACATGAATTTCAAATTCCGATTTACCTGTTTGCCAAATAATATGTAAATTATCATCATTTGTGAAAACGTCTAAAATTCCCTTATTTATAGCTTTATTTCCATATGTACCAGTGAGTACCAAAAGAACCTTTTTTTTACTGTCAATTCCGATTTCTCTCTTTATCAATTCTGGATGAAATATTTCTTCACACTTTCTAACTATTCCATTATGCAATCTTAATTCTCCACCATAAAGTCTATTGTATTTCAGAAATGGACAATATATTTTTGATCCAGGAGACATGATTATATTTGACAGTCCAGGATAATAGTTGGGTTCTATTATAAAACATGGTATGCTCCTTAGTTTTGCCAAAAATAATACCACGAGAGAAAATCTACCCCCCGAACTTACAACGCATCTCGGATCTAACCTTTTTAACAGTGAATATATTTGGTAGACGGTTCTATAAACACTATAACAATGCTTTGTTTTACTGAGAATATATGATTCATGATTTGTTCCAGATGTGATAAAATGAGGTGTTAAAGATTCTTCAACAACTTTATCGGCAATGGCTATCATATTGGAAATATGCCCTGAAGTCTTTTCTGTTATTAAAATTACATTCATGTAATAAAATACAAATGTAATTTTAAGTGATTATTTACCACAAGAGTTGCACCCGGGCTTCACATTGTGAATGCGATTTATCATATGACTCGCCAAAGTCATAGACACCACGGGTTTCGCAAATGCAGCAGGAGTCGTTTGAAGATTTTGATATCTTGTATCAAATGAAACAATGTGGCGAGTTTTTGCTGGACCAAATTGCATTTTCATTATGTTCATCATTTATATAATTAAACATATTATTTTCATTGGAATAATCGTAAATACTCAACAGTAAAGAGAGAAGTAGCATAGTTCGGGTTTGTCAACATTACCGCTCGTTGATAGTTATTTAGTTGATAGGTTTGAATCCCCTCTGGAAAACCCTCTAAACCTTCTATAGCAAAATTTACAATATTATTTGCTTGAGAATTTACGCATGTGTTACATTCAAAATAAGGTAGAACATCTGCGGTTCCTCTTTGAACAAATATCCCATCGGAGAATTGTAATGTTAAGATTTGTCCATTTTTGCCAATAATGGTTGCCTGAACAAAAGGACTCTTATTTATTACCGACTGAGCATAAACAGTTTGGCCAACTGCGTAGGTATAAACCTGGTCATAGTGCCCTTCATTGTTTGTTCCTGGCAACCAGGTAAAACCGCGATTGGGGCAATCACATCCGCTTACAATGCCCGTTTTTATTGTTTTACCACCATAAACCGGTGCAGCTGGATTAAATGTCTTGTTTCTTCCATAATCCGGAGGAATAACACCTCTTCGCAAAGGAGTTTTTCCCTTCAAACGATTCAAATAACGATCGTAGGAGTTGTGCTTGATATCGCAGCCAGACCCTCCTGGACTCATTGCTCCGGGGCGATTTCTCACAATCGTGCGTTTGGTGCTATTACCGCCATATGCAGAACCAGATGATGTGACAACGTTTTGCACACTCGGCTGAGGGCGATCACTCATTTGATTCCAACATACATTTTGATACTGGGGTAATGGTTTTTTGTAAGACTCTAAAGATCCTACATTCATAGTATAGAGAGAAGCAGGAACCCGAACAGTTTTTTGGATCAACTTTTGACGTTGATATTGATCTCCGGTACTATTGGACGTTAAATTGGTATCGCAATTACGGCATCTATAATAATAAGGAGGAAGCCCATTAGGATCTTTTGGCATATAATAGGGTGCATTCAATACAATAGATGTTGTTCCTGGAATCATATTACTATAAAGAAAGAATTTATAATGCGATCTATTGGTATAATTACACGTTTATTTTTACACTGTATAAAATTGAATGACTTTTGTCAACCAATATAATAACAACTAAACCATAAATGTCAACCCTTTTAATAGTAGAATCCGATTCAAAGCAGCACTCATGTGGATTTTGCTGCAAAAAGTACACGAGAAAAATGTCTTATGACAAGCATGTGATCATGTGCGAGCTCCTGCATAAATCAAAAAGGCAGCTTTCAGTAGAAGCAGAAGAACACGAAGACTTGCCTTCACAACGGAAGATGTTCAGCATAATTCAAGAAATGGCACTTAAGATTAGTCAATTGGAAAACAAACTGGAAGAGGTGCAAAAATGGGCGGACACAAATAAGCGCAAGTTCAAGGTCATCCCTTGGCTAAATGCAAATCGGTCGCCAGAATATGATTTCACACAACTCATCAACCACCTTCCGGTAAGAGAAGATCATATCCAGACAATTATAGATCACAACTTTTATGAAGGGTTGTCATCCATCTTTCAAGAATGGTTCACAGAGAGAAAACCAATGATCGGGTTCTCTCAAAAACAGGGACTACTTTATGTTTATCAAAATGAAAATGATAAGTGGACAGAGCTAACAAACGAAGCAACAATCATATTCTTCAATTATGTGCATCGGAAAATGTTTAATGTGTTCAATGACTGGAGAATCAAATACAAGGATTTTATTTACTACAATGATGCATGGGGAGACAAGAGCAGCAAGACCATGATTAAATTCACAGGAGTTTGTTTCAAGGACCAGACAACCTTGACCCGATGTCGCAATATTGTTTATAATATTGTGAAATTAGATTTGAAAAAAATGGTGGAAAATGAATTTGTGTTTGAAATATAGGTAATATTTAGTTAGTTTTTTTACATTAGTAGCATCATTACTTAATGGTTACAGTATCGCCTACGTTTGGAATTATTATATATATACCTTTTTCTAATGAATTCGGGTTTGAACTATGAATTATAAGAAATACTATTTTACTATGCCGACTGTATTTTTTTTACATTATCAAAGTCTCTTCCATTAAGATCAAATGTTACATTATCATCTACTCTAAACCTTGGTTCCTTGGAGTCATCATAATAAGTTTCACTATAATCAGTACCATCTTTTTTATATTTTATAACCACCCTCCACTTAGGAATGAGGTCCATTCGCTGCACTTCCGTTACAATTCCTGTATATTCCGGTATTATGTTTGTAGCTATTTTTCCTTTAGGTCCTTGTGCTGCGTCAAAAGTTACTTTTTGGCCCTTTTTCAATGTTTTATACCCATTACCTACTATTGATGAATAATGAGCAAAAAAAAATACTGTTATAAATTTTGCTTCACTTAATCTTCCTTCACTTAATATTTCTTCACTTGCTATTACCCCATATCCTTTTTTTTATTAAACCATAATACGGTTCCTGTTCTACGAGTAGCAGCAGGAGTAGTAGGAGTAGGGGGAGAAGTAGAAGCAGGAGTAGTTTTATCAGTAAGTTTTTTAGTAATAGGTTTTCCATCTGTTTTATTTGAAAGTTTAGTTGTAAGTTTACCTAATATCTTAGTCAAAATCTTTTTATCACATGCGTCCATTTATACATAGCGGGGAACCCAGGTTCCCCCGCTTTCCCCCTCCTTCCCTTCGGGCAGGATAAATCCTTATCATATTTCATAACATTTTATCTTTATGAAAAATCCATAAATTTATCCTGGGTTCCCGGT